GCCTACCGGTATTTGAATTGCTCCAGGTTCTCCTATTGGAGTTAGTTGATCAATAAAGTTTACAGCTGAATTCGTAAACGTTACTGTGAAAAACGTTTCAGCGTCAAAATCTGGAGCTGTGTCTAATACTTCATACCCTACTATATCAGATGCACTATTAGTATAGTAGTAAGTTACACCTACTGCAGGGGCACCAGAATAACCTGATGTACCAGAGTAGCCACTAATACCAGAATAACCTGATGTACCAGAGTAGCCACTAATACCAGAATAACCCGATGTACCAGAGTAACCGCTAATACCAGAGTAACCGCTAATACCAGAGTAACCGCTAAAGCCTGAAATACCGCTGTAGCCGCTAAAGCCACTATAGCCGCTTATACCTGAGTAGCCAGATATACCAGAGTCTCCACTATAGCCGCTTATGCCAGAGTAACCGCTAAAGCCTGAAATACCACTATAGCCAGAAATACCGCTATACCCAGATATACCACTATAACCAGATATACCGCTGTAACCTGAGGCGCCTTCTATACCGCTATAGCCTGATATACCTGAATAACCGCTTATGCCAGAATAACCACTAAAGCCCGATATACCAGAATAGCCGCTTATACCTGAATAGCCTGATATACCACTATAACCGGAGTATCCACTTATACCGCTATAACCTGATATACCACTATATCCCGATATACCGCTGTAGCCAGAGTCTCCGCTTATACCGCTGTAACCAGAATAACCGCTAAAGCCTGAAATGCCCGAGTACCCGGAATATCCTGATATACCACTGTAACCTGAAATACCACTATAACCGGAAATACCACTATAACCGGAATCGCCTACCAAGCCACTATACCCGCTAAAACCTGATATGCCTGAATATCCGCTGATACCACTATAACCACTTATACCAGAGTAGCCTGATATGCCTGATTCTCCGCTATAGCCACTAATGCCGCTGTAACCACTAGTACCGCTATAACCACTGATGCCACTATAACCAGACTCTCCAATACCACTATAGCCACTATAACCTGATATGCCAGAGTAACCTGAAAACCCTGATATGCCTGAGTAACCAGAAATACCACTATAACCCGACGCGCCTGACTCTCCTGAGTAACCAGAATAACCTGATATACCTGAATAACCTGAAAAACCAGAAATACCTGAATATCCTGATTCTCCAGAGTAGCCACTTATACCGCTGTAGCCGCTGTAGCCGCTAAAACCGGAAATACCACTATAACCAGATATACCAGAATAACCACTAATACCTGAATAACCGCTTATGCCAGACTCACCAGAATAACCAGAATAACCAGAGCCAGCTGAGGCGCCAGGTTGACCAGAATAACCGCTTATACCGCTATAGCCAGAAATACCTGAGCCACTATAACCAGATATACCGCTGTAGCCGCTAAAGCCACTATAACCAGATATACCTGAGTCCCCGGAGTAGCCACTTATACCACTATAACCTGATGTGCTATCGCCTGAGTAACCGCTTATACCAGAGTAGCCGCTAATACCTGAGTAGCCTGAATAACCAGAGAACCCGCTTATGCCTGAGTACCCACTTATGCCTGAGTACCCGCTTATACCACTATACCCTGATATGCCGCTGTAACCACTAAAGCCTGATATACCAGAATAACCGCTTGCGCCGGACTCTCCGGAGTAACCAGAAATACCACTGTAACCTGAGTAACCTGACTCTCCTGAGTAACCACTGATACCCGAGTAACCGCTAATACCCGAGTAACCGCTGATACCCGAGTAACCGCTGATACCTGAGTAACCACTGATACCCGAGTAGCCGCTATCCCCGCTATAGCCGCTTATACCGCTATAACCTGAATAACCTGAAACGCCTGAATAGCCGCTTATACCAGAATATCCTGAATAGCCTGAAATACCACTGTAACCTGAGGTGCCTGAAATACCACTATAGCCTGAAATACCGCTATAGCCTGAAATACCTGAATAACCTGATATACCGCTGTCACCACTATAACCTGATATACCACTATAGCCACTATAGCCTGAAATACCAGAGTAACCACTAAACCCTGATATACCTGAATAGCCGCTTATACCGCTATAGCCAGAAATACCTGAGTAGCCGCTAATACCTGAATAACCACTGTCACCGCTAAAGCCCGATATACCGCTATAGCCGCTAATACCTGAGTAACCAGAGTAACCGCTTATACCACTATAGCCTGATATACCAGAATAGCCTGATATACCACTATAGCCTGAAATACCAGAGTAACCACTAAACCCTGATATACCTGAATAGCCGCTAATACCTGAGTAACCGGAGTCTCCGGAGTATCCGCTGAAGCCAGAATACCCGCTGTAACCGCTAAAGCCTGATATGCCTGAGTAACCACTGATACCCGAGTAACCACTTATACCGGAATACCCTGAAGCAGATGTAGCTCCTACCTGACCAGAATAACCACTAAAACCAGAAAAACCGCTGTATCCTGAAATACCAGAGTAACCGCTTATACCAGAGTAGCCCGATATACCACTATAACCAGATATACCTGAATAGCCAGAATACCCGCTTATACCGGAATAACCGGAAGCAGAAGTGGCGCCAACAGCCCCTGAGTAACCTGAGTAGCCTGAAAACCCTGAGTAGCCTGATGCTCCGCTATAACCCGATATACCTGAGTAACCACTAAAACCGCTATACCCGCTTATACCAGAGTAACCGCTTATACCACTGTCACCGCTATAACCTGATATACCACTGTACCCCGAAAAACTTGAGTAACCGGAATACCCTGAAGTACTGTCTCCTGAATACCCTGAAATGCCGCTATAGCCTGAAATACCGCTATAGCCTGACGCCCCGCTATACCCACTTATACCACTATACCCCGATACACCCGAGTAGCCACTATCCCCGGTAAAACCACTATAACCAGAAATACCTGAGTACCCGCTTGGGCCAGAATAGCCTGATATACCTGAATACCCACTATAGCCGGACTCGCCACTATAACCAGAGATACCAGAATAACCGCTGTACCCGCTAAAGCCTGAAATACCACTATAGCCAGAAATACCTGAGTAACCGCTTATACCTGAATAACCAGATATACCACTATAACCAGAAATACCGGAATAGCCGCTATCCCCGCTTATCCCTGAATACCCGCTAAAGCCTGAAATACCGCTATAACCAGAAATACCGCTGTAACCTGAAATACCAGAATCTCCGCTGTAACCGCTTATACCTGAGTAACCGGAATCCCCTTTGTAACCGCTTATACCTGAGTAACCGGAATCTCCGCTGTAACCGCTTATACCTGAGTAACCAGATCCGGCCGCAGCGCCACCTTGACCTGAATAACCACTGAAACCAGAATAACCAGACGCGGCTGCCGATATTGCTGATACAGCCGTAGAGTAAGATGTATAAGTACCGTCCCCGTTATTATGCTCTACAAACAGCAGGTCCGACGCGCTAAGAGTTGTGATTGTAGGTAGCTCGTGAGGAAAAATCAGTGTAGGGTCGTTGGCGGCCATGAATATCAATATTTATTCTGCTCTAACTGATTTTACACAATCTTGCATTAGTTATTAGGACTTTGTACAACTACATATGCATTTGTACCTGATGCTCCTAGAGCCCCGGTTGAGGCGCCGGATGCATTAGTAACCCCTACATAATTTACTAGGATATTATTATCTTCGTAATCCCCGTATACGCTATTATTAGATTGGGTATTTTCGTTGTAATTAAATATTTGTTGAGAGTCTTTATCAACGAACTGAGTGTACTCTTTAGTTTCAAGAACCTTTGGTAGGTTATTAACTTGACCATCAAACTTATTATCATATACTTGATCCATAAGAGCTTCCCGTGGCGCATCAAGTTCGTAATTAAAGTCAAAGCGTTTAGCTTTTATCATCCATACAAAATGGCCAAGTAATTGATTATTTTCCCCGCCCATTTCATCTACACGCTCAGTAATTTCAAATACCTTTCCACTTCTACCGTTTGGTCTTAAACTACCGTACTCGGATAGCTCAATTAAATCCCCGGCTTTAGGCTCATAGTTAGCTGCTGAAAGTACCCCGCTTACTGCAGTAACTGTAGTAGTAAATGTTTGTATAGAAATTAAAGCGGTAAGGTCTGCCTCTCCTTGCAACCCGAATCTGCTTAAAACTACATTATCATTACTTAAAGTGATTGCCATTACTATTTTTATAGGGGGAGCATAACGCACTAAAGCTTGTTCCCCGTAAAAATAATCATGGGCAGATAAGTTATACCCGTTTATATAGTAACTAATTTCTTGGCCGTACTGATTAATCTGCTCTTTCCACCAATTGTTCCATAGATCTCGTTCGGAATTTGTATTGGTAACATCTAAATAGCGTATGCCGCTTGTACCGTATGTACAATTATATCCTCCGCTTAATTGATCTCCAACTTCATTCGTACCAGGAGGAACATAAGCGCCAGAGTCTACACAATACCTTGCTATATAAGGACTAGCCATTAAAAATATTTACTCCAAACTATAGAATTAAAGTCTATATTGCTAAATATTATTGAAAATGAAACTTAAAGATTTTTCTGGTTTAAGCGCAATATATGAGAATATTGCTAAAAATGATACAAGTGATACTATAACAGAAACTCCTAAACAGGAAATTCTTTTAACTGATGCCTCAGTTTACTTACCAGAAAATAAAATGGTTAAAGCTGGTTCTGCATTAGGTGGAGGGCCAGGTGCTAAAGGGGATGAAGTGCATTTAGCTAAAAAAACTGGACCAGAAGGTCTCAAAGGCAATAACTTCGAGAAAGTATCTAAAAAGCAAGATCCAGGTGCAGATGCTGCTAAGATGAAAAAGGAAGAAGCTGAAGAAACAGCTGAACATTCAGAAGATACTACTAAGAAAAGCGATGATCCAGAAGAGGGTAAGGAAAATGCCCATAAAGATGATACTGCAAAAAATACAACTCCAAAAGAAAAAGTACGGGAATCTGCAGGGGAGTCTAATAAATATAATTACAAACCAAAATTTACTATGTCAAAATTAAAATTCGACCAACTATACGAGGACGCTATCAAGCGCATTCCTTTCACCGAAGAAGCTGATATGGGCATGGGTGCAGATGATGCAGCAGTTCCACCAGCTGATGATATGGCCGCTGATGCTGACACCGGCGAAGAGATGGGTGCAGATGAAGGCGACGTAACAATTACTCTTGATCGCGCTACTGCACAAAAGTTACATGATATTTTAATGGCTCAACTTGGCGGTGACGAGATGGGCGATGAAGCACCTGCAGGGGAAGAAGGTATGGAAAACATGACCGAAGAGGAACATGATGAAGAGCCAATTGAAGAAGAAGTAGATGCAGAAGATCTTGGTCATGCTGGTGTAGGGGCTGGTGCTAAGTCTGAGCAGCTCCATGACAAAGCAAAGATGAAGACAGTAAGTGATCTCAAGGCCGTAAAGGGCGCTGCTGATAAGGGTACTATTAAGAATGACCCAGAGCCAAAAGAAGAAAAGGGCAATAATGCAGCCCTTCAAGGCAAGAATAATAAGGTCGGTTCTGGTACAGTAGCATCTGTAGGTAAGAAAGCTTTCGAATAAGACATAGTAAGCTTTAATAATTAAACCCGTTGAGCAATCAACGGGTTTTTTATTTTACGATATAAAGCCGTAATTGCGGTGACTGGTATTATCTACACTAACTGGTTTCCATCCTTGCCCGATTAATTCATCTAAATCTCCAGAAATTCTATCCCTGCTACCCACAAAAGCGGGGTTACGTATATTATCTCGCGCTTCTTGTTTACCCTTACCAAAACGATTGTAAAGATCTTCTTGTTTAGGTATTCTAGCTTCTGTGACTTCAAACGGGTCCCAGTTTAGAGGTATAACTTTAAGAGGTTTACCGTTACCGTCTTTTTCTAGTACTTCATAAAATTGTTCTATAACTTTCGCGTCTAACACAAATAAAGACCAAATTAATGCTTCAACTCTATCGTCTAAATAACGATCAGATTGTTTTTTCCAGACCCCGTTAGCCTGCCGTACATAGGTTTTAAATTCGTCTATGGTACGCTTATCATATATTTTTAAAGACTTTAAAGTGCCCATCCAGTAGCGCAGATTTGACATACCATTAAACTTGCTATTGGTATGTGAATAAATTCCTAAACGAGTATCTTTATCTGCTTTATCAGTAAAGCTACCCATACTTGGGGTGTACTTTATTATGGATTCGTAATTATGCGTATGAGTTAAGGCGTCTATAACTTGAGCTCCGCAATTGTTACGTTCAATTAATAAAGGGGGCCGGCCCCATTCATGAGCTATTTCTACAAGTCGTCCAGCAAAGTTAAACGGATCTAATTTATTATTAGCATATATTGCTACTTGTTCTATATTAGTTAAGTCAGTAATATCTAATATTTGTATAGTAGAATTTGCTCTATTGATACCCTCCCCTACGTCTACACCAATAGTATAGAAATGTCTCTCTTGTCTTGGTTTCCAGATCTGGTAACACCCATCTTCACTTTCTAAAATCGGGTCAGGGGCTAACCGTTCGAATTCTTCCATCTGATCTTTATCAAGGGCATTTTCACCTGCTGCTCTAAATTCATTACCATATTCTTGATTAAAAGCTTCAGTAGAACCTAAAGCTTTAACAGTCAGGTCTTTCCATTTTTCATCTCTACCAGGCACCTCCCACCAGTCGACTCGTTCATGGTGCCACCCGTTAGCATCATTTAATGATTCTGAATATATATTGTAAAACAAATTACCTACCCCATTAGGAGTAGATAACATAAAGATCTTAGATTTCTTAGAAGAAGAAATTACCGGGAAGACCGATTCCCAGAAGTCATTCATAAACTCAGCCGGAATAAAAGCAGCTTCGTCAATGAGTAGACAGTTAATAGATTCACCTCTAGCAGCATCAGACGTGGTAGTACTAATACCAATTGAACTACCGTTAGCTAGTTCCATACCTTCCTTAGCATAGTTTATTACCCCGGGCTTTAAAAAGTTAGGTAACATTTCATACGCTAAACGAATACGTTTAAAAATATTTTTAGCAGTACCCTCTTTATTAGCGATAAGAAGCACTCTGTAGTCGTCGTTAAAGCATATCATCCATAAAGCGAATATAGTAAGAATAGTAGTCTTACCGATTTGACGGGAAGCTAATACTACATTGAATCTATTTTCTACTAGGGCTTTTAATATACGCTTTTGATAGGGATAAAGTTTAATAGGCTGCTTACCCTCGTCTAGATTAACAATATAAAAGAAGCGAGAGAAATGTAATATAGATTTTCTAGCTCTTTCCAGGTCTTCCACCATTTCCGGGGTCCATTGGAATTCAGTCTCCGGTACCGGTAAGTTTTTATTACCTAGGTAGTATGTTTGCTCTTTAGCTTTAGGCATGTAAGATTAGAAAGTTACTTTAAAGGCATTGGCCCGGAAATCCTGAAAATTAGGACTATCGGCGTAAGTTAATCCGCCGGGCTCGCCAATGCTACTTACTGCATCTTCGTAAGTTTTAAAGAATAACTCTCCATCTTTGTAAACTGCAAAATATTTAAAATCTTCTATACTGTGATAGTACATGAAGCTTAACTTAAATAAACCATTCAATAACTCTTCTTTAACCGGTAGACCTATACGGTCAAATGCATTATCGATTGTAACCGTAATTGCATTAGAATCAAAATTTTTAAGATAGATTGATACACTATTAGTATATGCTCTTACTATTTGTTCGCGTAAATTGCGGCTTGGGTTAGCCTCAATTGCCCTAGTTAACATCTGAACAAACAAATTAAAATTCTTATCATTTAAATTGTACCAATAGGTATTATCAAAGGCCGGAGTATTACCGATAATGTCACTAAAGTTTTTTAGAAATGCATTCTTAATGTCTCCGTATATATTCTGCGCACCGGTCAGGCGGCCGGCAGATTGTTCAGATCCTTCTCCTTGTTTAACCTCAATTAAACCTTCAGGTACTTTCACGTCTCCCTTAGTAGGATGTTCCCCGTTTTTGAGTAATAATATTAATGCAAGTTCTCCTTTACCGGTACCCTTACCTCCACCCCCGGGTACAGTCATACTAAAAAGACTCTTTACCAGGTGTGCATGAAGCATAGGAAATAAATTCTCTACAGGCTCTGGAGTGGTCCGAGCTGCTAACTCAGAAGCAGATACTTGTTCGCTGCCTCGTACATAATTAACTAAATCATTAACATGGGCAGAAGTATTTGAACTTAATATACTTTCAATCGGTATAGCTACGTTTTTAGTAAGTCCTTTTTCTTTAAATATATTTTTAAGCGTAGGTAAATGATTAATATCCTGTTGTAAAATATTTAAAGCCTTAAGATATGCTATACGGGTAATGGGTTTATTACGAGATTCAATCTTAGATAATAAATCGATTAAATGGTTAAGCTCATCTGATGTTATTTCATCTCCAGAAGGGGTTTCACTTTCGAAACTATCCTTTTTCTTTCTACCTTCTAGAAAGCCATGAACCTTATTTTTAAAACCCTCTATAGCTTTAACCAAATGATATTGCTCTTTAACCGTTATTACCGGATTAGTATTAAGCATTTTTTTAGGCAAATAATACATATAGTGTATATACTTACAGTTAATTATAAATAATATATATGTCTAATTTTAAGAAACAATTTTACGAATTAATTGAAAAGACCGAAGATACTATCTTTACTAAACCCGCATTTGAATTGTTCAATAAGAAAAACAAATCCAGTTATAAATTCAAATACTATGGCCGTAAAGATGGTTATTCTCATTATCGGGTAGATGTAAAGGTACAAGAGGATTTTAAATTAGTATTCAGCAAAGCTTTTATCGAAGCAAGAGTAAACGAAGAAACCCACGAAGCTATATTTGAAATGGTATGGCTGTTAACCGGTATGCACATGGACAGTGCTATTATTGGTAAAATTATCGAGGAAGAAGATAAACTCAGATACATACCTTTTGACGACAAAGACTTTGAACAAAAAGACACCGCCTACCCTAAGGACGGCGGTGCTATTGCAATACCGGGAACCGGTCTAGCTATTAAGCTGTAATATTACCTGGAGCAGTAGGAGCTTCCTCATCAGTAGGATTACCGGGAGGGTTTTCGGTTTCATCTACTTCAACTTCCTGATTATCATGATCGTACTCAGTACGCATAAAATCAGCTACTGATACCAAGTAATCATCAGCCATAGTGAGTTTACTCTGAGCCCAGGCCTCGAGATCTGCGCCCTCCGGCAATGACTTCAGAATGTCGTGAATGGTCTTAGCATTACGCATAATAGACTCAATCTGACTGTACCCCATTCTCACTTCATGATCCCCTTCATCAACTCGAGGAGGATTAGGATTAAGAGTAGGCTCAATGGCCTCTAATAAAGTAACTAGTTTATTAAAACTTTGATCTCTCATATATTACTTCTTTTTCTTGGTAGCTGCGGCTTTCTTTTTAGCCGGAGCTTTTTTCTTAGGAGCTTCTACTTCAGCAGCAGGAGCTTCATTAACTACGGCAGGTTCAACTGCAGCAGGAGTTTCTTCAGGAGCAGGATTAGTATTGTCGGTTGTGTTCATAGCAGGTAAAATAGGTTCGGGAGTTACCACTACAGCCACTGGCTCAGGAGTTACCTCAACCGTAGGTTCCGGGGTAACAATAGGCTCAGGAGTAGGCTCAGGGGTAGATTCAATACGAGGTTGCTCAGTAACCCGGCTACTAAAGATAATCACCGCGATTATTATCAACACCATTATCAGTAATATAGAAACCATATTATAGTATACTTATAATTTAAGGTGCCGAAGGCACCCAAAAGTTATACCTATTCAGACTTTATCTTTTTAAACACCAATCCTACATCCGGTACAATTATAGCCTCAAACCTATCGCCGGACTTAACATTTAACTGCGCCGGATCTAACTCACGGTCCATATAGATATCCCCCGAACTATACAACGTAAATGTATAATCCATAAAGTGCAGCACTCCTTGGGTCACGCGATTACCTTTCGTAATATATATTGGCTAGCTACCTCCACTAGTTCATACATCTGGCCGGGCTCAGCATTCAGATGATTCGGTCCAATACGAGGCTCGAGAACAAGGTCGCCCTCGGTAATAACAAACGTATACGGGGTGTTCATAACGGGTACTGGTACTTACTAAAATACCCGTTATAATATTATTATTATGGGAAAGACAACGTGGAATAAAACATATCCGTCATATACGATCTCTCGAGAACAAGCTCGTTACATCAAAGCGACCACCCCGTTTAGCGCACGTAAGACCCGATCAGATAAAGGACGTAAACGTAAGTAACGGATTTATCGAGCGCCTATATAGAAATTCTGGATAAAAAAATATCGCGCGAATTTTCCGAGAACCAAAGGAGCCATATACCGGGTTTACCAGCGCGGATATATGAAAAAGTTGGCATGCACCTTTCTATAGGTGTTTCCCAAACCTGTATATTCAACTAATTTCTGCGCTTAGGTCTGTTCGAACACCTGGGTTCCTAGAGAACCAGGTCGCAATTAAGGACTTAGTTCGCTAGGCACCACCTTAGGAGCAGATACAGTACAGTTCAATCCATCCTTGTACTGGTAAGTGGTAGTGACATACTTGTCATTGTACTCCTTCTGAGACATCTTACCCATCTTAACTCCTTCTTCCAGAACAGGCTTAAGTACCAC